TTGATAAACCAGGCGTCCGGGTCGGTCAGGAAGTGGTTCACGGTGTAGCCCTGCGGCACCATGCCCATGTTCTTCACGGCGTTGATGTCGTTATCCGCAGTGCCGACACGGAGGGTCGACTTGAGGATACGGTCAGCCGTAAACATGAGTTCCTTCGGGATGATGAGCTTGAGGCCCTGAACAGCGATCTTCAGGCCACGCTCGTCGGTGAACGCAGCGATGTCGATCAGCGCCTGCTCAAGGGAGGTCTCGCTCAGGTCAGCCGAAACGGTGAGCTCGTTCTTGAGGTCCGGGCCCGACAGGGTCGGGTGGTCCGTCGCGCAAAGCGGCTTGCCGTCACCACCAGTCGAGGTCGTGAACGCGCCGTTAAGCACGTCAGCGGCCTTGATCTGCTTGGTCTGCGCCATCGAACGGGCGAGCGCCTTGGTGTAACGCGCAGCGAGTCGGTCGTAGAGGTTGTCCTCAACGGCTTCTTCGGTGAGCGAGAACGCCAGAGCGATCGTCTCGTGGGTGTAGCGAGCGGTGTAGACTTCCTGCGCCTGGTCGTACGCGACGCCAGCGCCTTCAGACTTCACCGGAGCCTCGGCAAAGCCGGACTCCATCACCTCTTCCTCGAACGCACGATCAGAGCTCTCGACCGAGTAGATCTCGGCGTGCTCGTTCTCGTAGTTCTTGTACTCGAGGCCGAACAGGGCGTTCAAACCCGGCTCGAGCTCCTTAACAAGTTGTGCACGTGAAATTGCCATGTCTTTATGCCCCTATAATCAGGTTACGGCCTTGACGCCGCTGCTGCCATACAGGTGCTCGTTGATTTTCACAACGACCACAGCAAAGTCCCCAAGAGCGTTGCCCGGAACATTCCAGAGGCCAACGATCTTCAGGTTCAGTGCCGCTGTATCCGCGACGGTGGACGAATCCAGTTCCATCGAAGAAACACCCGTGGTGGAGCTTCCGCCCGTCCCAACGACATCGGCGTTCTTGCCGATATCAGCCTGCTCAATGTCCTCATCCGCCTGGATGATGAACAGCTGGCTCGGATCGTCGATCACGTCGGCAACAATCTTGCCCGAGGTGATGTTGACGCTGCCCGGATAGAAGTTCTTCCAGGTCGGCTTGCCGGTCGTCGGATCGATATAGAAGCAGCCGTTAAACACTCCGAGAGCCGCAGCATGCGTCCCCGGGAGAAACTTAACGACATAGCCATTGACGATCGTCACCAGGTCGCCCTGGTAGATCGCCCCACTCTGGTTGTCCACAATCTCGTATCCGTACTGCTTCTGAGCACCAGTCGCAGACAGATTGCCGAGAGGACGGAGACCAAAGGCTTTGTCTACATTTGCCATTTGATTATCCTCAAAAAAAGTTATTCACTGGCTTTTTTAGAGCCGCCGAATGAAACGCGAGACTTACGGGTCGGTCGCTCAATCTGCATGCTTCCATGAGCATTGCTCTTCATGAGCTCGTTGTCCGCAGCCTGCATTTGGTTGTTCGCTCGTTCGCGGTAATACACGCTGCGCTCTTCAACCGTATCTTCAGGAATACGTGCCAGAAGCAGACCTCCCACGCTGATCACACCAGCGTGTCGGCCATCATCCGTCGTTGAGACCGGAAAGTCAGGGTACTCGTCTCCACGAACCAGCTCGTACCCCTCACGGAGACGACCTGCAATGTTCGTGCGGTCTTCCACCCCACCTGCCGAAGCCCGAATCCAACGATGCTTGTATCCCATGGGAGCCGGTGGCGCATCAAGCCGGGAAGGAGGTGCCCACGGACGGCGTCGCGCGGTCTTCGTACGAGATTCGGTCTCGCGCGAAGCGCGGTTCAGAGAAGGCAATTTGACGTCCGACATGTGTTACTCCTTCACGTACTTGGCGTATTCCTCGAGAGGAACACCCAGCTTTTTAGCAATTGCCACTTGACTTGGGGTCAATTTGACAGTGCGGCGTGCTGTGTTGTTGATCCCGGAGGATCGGGAGGCAGGCGCAACCGGTTGCACGTTACGGGCCCTGCTCTGCGTGCTCGCCCCGCCGTCCCCAAACTTCTGGGGAAAGGCGTCTCGAACACGTTTGTCAAGTTCATCATAGTACTCATCCGAGCTAGGGTCAAATCCCTCAACTTGGATCAACTGGCGGTGAATACCCCAGGCGGCATGGGTCATGACGTTGTCCCGGCCATACCACTTGTTCTTTTCCGCCCACTCCTCCACTCGCGGGTCCACCTGCTGCTGCTGGGCGGGCTGCTGGGCCTGATAAGCCGCCTGCTGGGCGGCATACTGCTGCTGTTGCAAGTAGGCCTGGCGCTGGGCCGTGGCAGAGTCTAGCTGCCCCTGCTCCATCGTCAGGGCGGTCAACCGCTGCTGGGCCTCGGTTTCGGTGTCAATGTCACCTTCCTCACGGGCCTTGCGGATGATCTGCTTGAGGGCCACCGCCTGCGTCTCAACCCGGCTCTTGGCCTCAACCAGCCGCTCCTCGTCCGTACGGACATACTGCTGCTCGAGCTCCTGAGCCCGGGCCTGCACCTGCTTGGCATACTCCAAGGCCGCCTGCTCACGGCGCTGGGTCTCGCGAAGCCGGGCCGTCAGCTTGTTGATGCGCTTCTGCACCCCCTCGCTGTACTGGTCCAGCTCCTCTTCCTTACGAGCCTGCCGCGGCTCCTCTTCCGTCACCAGAGGCAGCCTTGGGGCCTCCTCCTCAACGGGCACCTGTACGGTCGCGGGCTGCTCGCCCTCGCCGACGCTAAATTCCAACTGTTCGTTCATCTCGGATCTCCTTACCACATGTGAAGGACGTCTTCAGGATCGGAAACGATCCCCAAGACCTCATCGTCGTTAATCAAACGAATCTCCCCGCCATCGATCGGGATCCGCGCGCCGGCATAGCGGCCGAAGATGATCCAATCCCCCTCCTTGCACCACGGGCCGGTCGGGAACTTGACCTCATCGCCATAGGCGATAGGCCCAACCTTGAGGACATAGCCACACACCGTCGAAACCTGCTGCTTGCGCTGGGTCTCTTCGGCCAAGGCAATGCCACCCTTGGTCTTCTCCGCACCCCGGTAGGGCAGGATCGCAATGCGCCACCCGGTCGGAGTGGGGATGCGGTTGAGTACCGCCGCATGGAGCTTGTCGGGCTTGAGCCCTTCGGCCGTGTAGGCATCTTCCAGGGATGGAACATGCGCTGCGGCCTCTTCCGCCCACTTCTTCTCTAAAGCCGTGGGCTCTTTAACTATCGCATTCACGTTGGTTCTCCTTTAGATCAAAAAGCCGTCGTCATCCGTTCGAGACTTCAGTAGTCGCTTTACGGAATCCTCAACCAGCTTCAATCCTTCAAGGCGACCCATCATGAAGCGATACCGCTCCATGTCGGCGATCGTTCCATTTAGGACGATTTGTTCCGAGCTTTCTCTAAGAGATCTGATCTCACGAAGCACTGCTTCTGCAAATTCAAGCATGGTTGGTTTCCATGAAAAAGCAGCCAGTTTTGCGCACCGGCCGAGGCGCTTATCGACTTAGTAAATCTTGACTGGGCGGTTGCCATCCTTCTTCTTGACCGTGCGCACAGCACCCATGACGCCGCCGTCCTTCATGCCGCGCGACTTGCCGGCCTTCGCATACGCGATCGCTGCCGCCTGTTTCACCGCAGCGGACTTGCTCTTCGGCTTGCTCGTGCCAATGCGGCCCTTTTCCTTGTAGGTGCCGACAAGCTCGCCGATGTTGCGGCTGATCGTCTTCTGGCTCGATCCCTTTTTAAGCGGCATTTCGCCCTCCTCGTTGTAACTGAAGTTGTAACTTCGCCTGGTCAATCTGCATCGACTGCTGGGCCTTTTGCGACTCAAGCTGCAACTTCGCCTGATCCAACTGCATCTTGGCCTGGTCGGCCGCGGCGCGCTGATCGAGCTCCTGCTTCTTGAGCGCCACCAACGGGTCCTCCCCGCCGCCAGCCGCCTCGCCAGAAAGTTGCCCTTGCAGGTTCTTGAGCTCCTGCAAGTAGGTGGCGATCTTGATCGCGACCATGCCTTCCTTCTGGATCGGCGACACCAGTCGATCGGGGTCGGTGCCGTACGCCTTGAAGATGTCCGCCTCAACGTCCTCTTCAGCCTTGATGCGCACGTGCTCGAAAATGTGCTGCTGAAGCTCCATCGCCGACATCGGCGCGGCCTGAAGCAGCGGCGACATGCCCATGATCAAGTGAGCGACGATGTGCGCGTCATGCTGCTGGCCCGGGAAGGCCTTGAGCTTCATCCCGTTCAACACAGAAGAGTTCTCGGACGCCGGATCACGGGGCATCTGGTTGTTCTGCGGGATCAAGATGCCGTCGATGTCGCGGATGTTCAGCGCGGAATACACACGGTAGTACGCTTCGTACATGTTGTGCATCTGCGGGGCGCCCTGCGCCATCTGCAACTGCATCTGTGCAAGCTGGATGCGCTGCGCGGAGCTGAAAATGTTCGGGTCAGCAACCGGCAGCACCGAAACGATCTTGTCGAAGTCCGTGCGCTTGACCTTGCGGCTCGCCCCCGGCACATCGTACGGGTACTCATCCTCAAGATACTGTCCAAAGCCCTCAAAGAGCAGCCGGAACTCAAGCGACTGGGCGTAATGCAGGCGCTTGTGGATCGCCGACATCACCATTGACCCGCGCTCGAGCAATGCGAGCGTCGTGCCGACCTGCGCGTACTGATTTCCGTCGCCGACCTGCATGTCGGCCGTGCTCGAGAGGCGCTTGCCGGCGTCTACGAGGAATCCAAGCAGCGCAAACAGCACTTGGCTCGGCTCCTTGTACGGAAGCGGCAGCAAAGACGACTGCAACTCCGCGCCACCGGCGTCAATGTCGCGCCACTCGCCCGGTTGGATCGGATCCGAGTCGTCCGCGATGCGCGCGCCCTTGGCCTTGAAGCCCGCAGGCAGGTTGGCAAGCGTTCCGGCGTCGATCAACTGCCGCAACGCGCTCGTCGCCGACTTGGAAAGGCCGCCGATGAGGTGCACAAAGCCCAAACCGTACGCGCCGGGGCCTTCCACCAGCACGTAATGGACAAAATAGTTGCGCCGACGCTTCAGTTCATCGTCTTCGCGCCAGTTTCGGCGGATTCCGATGACCTTGAGCGAGTCTTCGGCGAGCGTAACGACGTACGGAAGCTTGATTCCCGTCGGTTCGCCGTCTTCGCCAATCTCTTCAAAGCCCGGCAGGTCCAAATCGACCAGCATTTCGAGCAAAAATACCTCGCCAGCCTGGTCCGTCGGCTGCACACCCGTCACTTTGTCGATTGCCGCCTGGATTTTGCTCGGGTCCGCGGGCGTCGGCTCGAGGTCAACGGCAATATCGAGGTATTCGCCGATCAAAACGCGCTTGCGGAACTCGTTTGAGTCCATCGCAATGCGGTGCGTCAGCCGCGAACACTGCGAAACAACGCTCGAACCGTTGTACGGGATGTACACATCGTCCGCCAGACACAGGCGGGAGACCATCCGACCGAGCTGAAAGTCGTAATAGACCTTCTTGAAGGTCGATCCGCCGTATCCGGTGTAGTACAGGAGCTGGTCGAACTCCGGGGTGTACTCCTCCATCACCGTCGTGAGCTGGTAATTCATGAAGTCCTGCACGCGCGCGGCCTGCTGGAACTTGTCGACGGTCTCTTTGCCAAGCACCTGCGTGCGAACCGGGCCACCCGCGGGCATCAACTCCTTGAACGCCTGCGACTGGAACTGGATGATCGCCTCTTGCAGCATCGGATGCGTCGCGCCAGAGGCGCCACGGAAGGGCTTGGTGCGCTCTTCCATGCGCAGGCCCAGCAATTCCAGGCCCTTGGCGTACATCTGCTCCCAATCCGACCGCGATCCCTTGTCCGCCTCGAACATCGCCGAGACATCAATGGCAATCCGACCAAGGTCATCCGGGTCTACTACCTCCGCAAGGTTCGCGTAGAAGTCGACCTCTTTCGCCTCATCCTCGCCAATCTCGATGACCGCCCCGCCATCCGGCTCCAGGACGATCTCGATCTCCGGGGCCTCCTCTGGCGGACCCCCGGCAATGACCAGGACGCCTGCGTCAGGGGCTTGGTTGATCGCTTTATCAATTGGCATGTTGATATCCTAACCTGTTGTTGCCGCTAACGCTAGTCTTCTTGGTTGCGACGATTTTGCCGCGCTTCGCGACGCGCTGCACGACGTTCTTCTGGGGTGCCGGGGCGAGCGGCGCGCCTTTCGGCATTGCGCTGTCTGATAAGCTGCATGTAGGCGTCGTTAAGCTCTTGCTCGGATGCGTAGCGTTGATTAGCCGCCTGGAAGTCGATGAGCACTAGCTGTGCGGCCTCCCTGGAGCCTTTGCTATCTATCCAAGACGTCACCTGCCTGCCCGGGCTGCCCGTTGGTTGCAGGTTTTTTAAATCGAACAGCTTCGTATTTTGTAGGTCGCGGACTGATTCCCATTGCCCGGATTTAACAAAGTCCTGAACAAACGGTAGGTACTCGTCCCTTGGGGCTTGGTTAGCCTTGCCTTTGATCTGACGAATACTGGATGGAAAGTTTACTGGAATCCCATTTTCATCCACATAGCCTGTGTCAAACAGGATTTTCATCCTCTCGTTTTCGTCAAGATGTGAATACAACTGATCAACCCGAGCCTTGAACCTAGCGAATGGAACCCCGATTGGCTCAACTTCAATCGTTACGTGCGGCTCGCCAGTGCTCTTGTTACGAAGGGAATAGATTTGTGTGGCGCCAGAGAGAACGTTATCGCAGTACCCCCCCACGCAATGCCCCATCATGTCCCCCTCATAGCGGAGGGCGTCCGATAAGGCTTGTTCGCCTTCGGGGGTGTCTGCCCTAAGCTGAAACCACCCGTACTTCTGGCCCGGGTAGTCCTTAAACGACACGGTCGCTGCGTTGTTCGCCAGAGCAAAGTTGGCTTCTGCCTTCTTCTTCTCACGCCACTTGTTGATCTTGCTGACATGCCGCACAGCATCCGGCACGGACATGCGGCCGAGCTGCTCGTTGGTCAGACGCAACTGTTGCGGCAGGCCGGACTCTGCGTCAATGGAATTCAACAACTCATCACGAAGGTGGTCAAAGCCAAGATCCCGTCCGATATCTTCCGAAGGTAGGTAAAGCTTACGATCGGGGTCGGCTTGTGCGACCTTATAGACCCAAGGGTTTTCGTCCATGAAACGCTTCAGGCCTGGAGCCGAGGGATCCGTTTTGGCCAGCTTGCCAAGACGCATACCGCTGCCCATCATGTAGTCAGTGGCACCTTCCAGACCTGAGCGGCTGGAGACTCCGCCATCAGTGCTTGTACTTTAGGACCAAGATCGGGATCGCCGTATCGCACCGGATCGTAGTTAATCATGTCTGGATTCACATGCAGAATGCCCTGCTCCGCCAGCTTGCGGATCGGATCCTCCGGCGTTGCCATCTCATTGCGG